AGCCAGAATCAACTTTATATTTCATAACGAGACCACGACTAGATGTTAATATAGCTATGCTTGGCCAGGATATAATTCAGTATACATTAAGAGTTAGTAAGTTTAAGCGCGTTAGAGTAAAACTAATCGATGACTTACTACTCACTGGATTTTGTGCGTATGAGATTAGAGCAGAAGAGACCGGGCAAACTGACCAATTTGGTACCAAAGATATGCAGATTAAGATTAACTACTTACCTTGGGATGAGGTATTAGTAGACCCTAGAAGTAGAGAAGAAGACTACTCTGATGCTAAGTATATATCTAAGTTTAGATGGCTTTCACAAAACGATGTGGAAAAGCACTGGCCTGGCAAAGCAGATGAGCTTAATAGGTTATTTACTATAGCTGAGATAGAGCAGCCACAAAAGTCAACTTCTAAGTATAAGATGACCGAGAATTATCTAGTGGTTACTACATATCTTAAAGATGAGAATGATAAAATCCACGAAGTTATTTGGTGTGGTGATGTAATATTAGAAACGCACGAGCTTTCAGATTTAACTCAGTTTCCAATAAGACCTATCTATTTAGAAAGAGATGACGATGGTTTCTATGGTATATTTAGAGAAGTTCTAGAAAGCCAGAAAGCTATTAATCAGGCACTTATTCAGATACAATTAATGGTTAACGTTAATAAAGTATACGTAAATAAAACTGCAGTAGAAAGCCTATCTGAGTTTAGAAAAGCTTTTAATAGAGTGAACTCTATTATTGAAGTTAAGGACATTAATGGTATTAAAGTAGATAATTTGCATGCTGATGTCCTAGCTCAATATCAAATTATAGACAGGTCACTAGAAAGAATTAAAAGGATACTAAACCTTAACGATAGCTTCTTAGGTATGATGGGCTCTTCAGCATCAGGTAGACAAGTAAAATTGCAACAAAATATGACTGCTTCAGCCTTGACTTATATTACTTCTAACATAGAGTATATGTATGAATGTATGGGCGAAGATATTTTGGAATTTTCTAAACTATATTATAAAGCTTATAAAGTCCTACGCATTTCTGACCAAAGAAATGGTGATAGATTTATAGAGCTTAATAAGCCATTTATGATGCCAAAAGAAGATGGTACCGGTCAAGAGATAGCTATCAAAGAGATAGAATATGATAAAGATGGCAATGCTAAAATAGTGCCGTGGATAGAAAGAGAAACGCAAATAGAGTTTCTAAACTATGATATAGAAATAACTACGGCTAACTATAATGAGACTGATGACTTAGAAAAAGTACAACTAGATGCGATAATCCAAGGAATACCAGGTCAATTCTTAATGAATGCAGACCCTGCTAGTTTTGGTAGAGTAGTAGCATTAAGTATGAGAGCTATGAAAACTAGAAATAGTGAATACATTGCCGATGTCTTCGAACAAGTTGCTAATAAGCTAGCACCAGCCCCTACTATGGACCCTAGGTCAGTAGCCAATGGTGAGCCGGCAGAAGCTGTAGGCCCTAGTGCTATCATGTCTGCGTTAGGTATGACTAATGATGGCGCTCAAGAGGGCTATAATAGACCTAAGGAGTAATAAATGCCAGATTTAAGTTTCTTAGATAAGCAGATAGGAGTGGCAGCTCCTACTGATACTAAGCCAAAAGCAAAACAAAGCGGTTTAGGTTTCTTGGATAATATGATACAACCTAAGACAGTGCAAGCAGAACCTCAGCCAGAGCAAGCTAGTACACCTATAGCACAGCAAACGTTTGAGGCTCCTCCAGCACCAGTAGTTACAGGCGAGGACGGTTGGAAAACTGCTAAATCTGACCCAACTTTCTGGGATATAGTTAAGAACCCTGGTAAAGCTCTAATTGATGGAGCTGTAGAAAGCGCTAAGATGCTAAAGGAGCCACTAGAGACAACCGCTAAAGGTATAAATAAAAACTTTATTTTACCGGTATTAACTGTTATAGAAGATGCTGGAGATGCTATAGATATTAAAAACGACCATAAAGCTAAAGCAGAATTAAAGTATATAAATAAAGAGCTAGAAGAGTACTATAAGAAAAATGGCTATAAGAAAGGTGATATAACACCTACTGATGTGCAAAGCTTTGCACTAGAAACTCTTATGCCAGCACTAAAAACTAAAACAGCAGTAGCTGCACTAGAAGCCGGGCTAAATACTATTAGAGGTGTTTCTGAGCGTGGTGAGACTGGCACTGCTAAAGACTTAGCTACTGATGCTGGCGTTGGAGCTATTGCTGGTGCTGTAGGTAAAGCAGTATTTGATAAAGCGGCTAGTATTATTAAAGATAAATGGGGCGACGGTGTTTTATCTGTAGTGCAGAAGTTTGGCGAGCGCAAAGGCCTAACTAATGAAGAGATTTCTAAAATGCTAGATGGAGTGCCTAAAGATAAGCAAGCGTTAGCATTAGCTAATATGCTAGGAGAAGCAGCCCACGGTGTAATGAAGCAAGCTGTAAACTCTAGTGATGACGCTGCGTTTGAAATGCTTAAAAGAGTTAGAGCTAGAGTGCACAATCTAGATGCTGCAGCTGATGTAGAAAACGCTAGCAAGTATATGGACGTAGCAAAACAAAACTATGGTGATATGGTAGAAAAGCTAAAAGACTTAGATATTGGCGTTAATACTGGAGATGCTTTTAAAGGCATAGATTTATATAAAGTAGAAGGCTGGAAAGCTAGTGCTGTATATCAAGACTTAGAAAAGCTTAAGAATAGAATAGATAAAGACCCTATTATGAGTGTGCCAGAAGTACTAGCTATGAAGCAGCGTGTAAATGATATGGCTGAAACAGCAGTTGGTGGAGATAGAGCTATATTAGCAAAGCTTAATCATTCTATAGATAATTTATTAGAAAACTCTGATAACTTGCCGGGTGAAGTTTCTAGTGTCATTAAAGCAGCAAACACAGATTATAGAAAGGCTGCACAAAATCTAGATTTAGCTGATACAGTAACAAAGGCAAAGGATGAGAAGGGTGTTATTAATTACGATGTTCTTGCTAAGAAATTGGAAGAAAAGGGCTTTGATACTAAAGAAGCTAAAGCAACATCAGAGTTACTTGATGAGTACAACAAGAAGTTTGGAAATGACTATAGGGTGTTTAATCCTTCTAAAGGTACTAATCCCGATACTGGTTGGCTTGGTTTTATTAGTGCCGTTTTAGGCTATGCTAAGTCTCACTTATATAGAATTGGCGAAGGTGGTAATAATATAGCAATGCAAAAGCTAATACTAAAAGACCTTAAAGACTCTAAAACTCCTTTTACTATGGCTAATAAGATTATATCTAATCCAAATGTATCTGACGATATTAGAAACAACTTTATTGGTATGCTAAAGGATATTGATAAGGCAGACTTAACTAGCTACGATATAAATGCTCTTAAAGGTGTGACAACTGACTTAAGCAAAACGGCTAGGCAACTAGACTTAAAAATTAGAGGCGCTGAAGTTACTATAAATAAGAAGAAAGCTAATTATGACTTGCTATCTGCTAAGGTATCTCAGCTTGAAAAAACAAACTCTCAAGATTTAGCTAATTGGCAGAATAAGTTGCAAGTAGCTAAGAAAGAATTGAGCATTGCTCAAGGTAAATACAATGAGCTAAAAACACAATTCGATGACCTTGGAGTTGCCATAGAAAATATAGAAGGCTTTAAAGCACAACCTGCTGCTACAACTAGACCAGCAGTAACAAAATTACAAGGAGATAACTAATGCCAAAAGTTGTAAAAGATTTTGAGAAGCCGTTTAAAGTGCCGAAGTTTAGTTACAAATCTAACTATGTATCTGGTGACGATAAACCTGTAGATATTCAAGCTAGGATTAACAAGCTAAGACTTAGAAAGGCTAAGAATGAAAAGCTATTAAGCTTTAAACAAACTAGACTAAGAAACATAAATATTTCATTAGCTAGTTTGAATGGTAAAGGTAAAAATTCTGTTGCTCTAACAAATGAAAGAGCTATAGTGCAAAAAGAAATAGACTTAGCAAATGATAAGATTAAAAATATCACTGCTAAGCTAAGAGAGTTAGGCATAAGCTAAACCTCACTTCTAACATAAGTAGAGTTGTTAAAATCTTCTTTCTTACTTACTTGTTTATATACTTGCTCAGATATACCACCTCTGACAAGTATATGATTAACTACAGTAGTATTAGAGCCATTGATATTTACAACTCTATCCCTTCTTTGTATAAACTTAGCACCGCTATATCCGCTACTCATAATCACGAAGTGCTTTAAGTGCGATAAGTCTACGCCCTCAGCATCTGCTGTAGAGCTATATATTTCAGCATTCTTAAAGTGCTTTCTTAACAAATCTCTTTCGCCTATGAAATGGCACATTATACCAACGTCTTTAGTATCACCAAAGGTTTCTTTAATGTAATCTATCTTTTCAGTATTGCCTAGCTCAATATAGTCTTCACCTATCTTAAGCACTCCACCCTCTAGCATATGTAAAGACATTCTAAGCTTCATAACACTATCACACACTATATCATAGCCACTAGGTGTGCCATTAGCATAAGAGAAATCTGGTATAACCTTATCACGCTGTAGTTTATTATAGAAATGCTTAGTATACTCTGACAAAGTTATGTAATGCAGTTTATCCGTAGATTGCACGTCACTACTAATGCCAGCATCTTCTTGTGTCATATAGACTGTAAACTTATTAACTTCAGGTAACAATAGCTCTTCATTAGCTTTATCATATTGCTGTATTTCTCTACCTTGAGCTTTAATATAGTAAGGCAATCCATAGTGTCTAAAGAAGTCATAGAAGTTAGCAAACTTAAATGGATTATACTTAGAGATACACATTTGATGGTATATGCCATTAGGACTTTCTACTATAGCAGTACCACTAAGATGGATATGTGGTAACTCCCAGCATAGCTTTCTAATAAGCTTAACACGTTGAGAAGGTCTACCTAGCACCCCTAAGTTATGGCTTTCATCTATGATAGCTAGTTGATAGTTACTACCATCTAATTTCATATTGTATTTATTACCAGTAATTCTACCTACTTGCTCATAGTTAGTAACTGTATAGTTTTTAGTTAGCCCAAGCTCAGTATCGCTAAGAAAACGCTCCCAGCCTGGTATAGCTTTTTTAGTAGTTAAAATTATAACACTACTAACTTTATCACTTTTCTCAGCTATTAATAATGCCGTTAAAGTTTTACCGCTTCTAGGTTTACCAGCTAGATAAACATAGCCTCTAGATTTTAAAATCTCCCAGCAAGCTTCTGCTTTTTCTATTTGATGTGGGTATGGTTTCATTATAATCCTCCTAATATATCATATGCTAATGCTATAGAGTCTACATGCTCTTGCTCACAGTTTTGCTCACTATGCACGTCCCAGTCTTTATGCATTAGATAGGTTAGGTCTTCTTCTATAGTACTCCAGAAATTAGACAGCTTATAGCTTAATGGTTTCTTACGCTCATTCCAGGCAAAGTTTAAATAGACTAAGTTTATCCCTAAAGTAGTAAGTTGAATGCAATAGTTAGCTTTATTAGATACAACTATATTAGTAATCTTTTTAAGCTTTGCCATTATTTTCGACTTAATACCTTTATACTCACCGATAAAAGCCTTAATATCTTTCTCAATCTTATTAAGTTTCTTATTATCTTCTGGACTAATAAACTCATAATCGTGCTCCATTTCTAGTATGCCAAGTAAATAACCTAAGATGGCGAGGTCTTTAGCCTCGCCACTACTAATCAATGTTGTACTCATCGCCTAGCTCCGCAGCAATAAATTCTTTTACCATTTCTAGGTTCCAAGCCGTCAATGCTAATCCATCACATTCACTAATCTTACTTAAGTTATAAGCTTGTAAAGCTGAAAGATTACTTCTACTTTCTGGTGTCTTAACTTCTATAGCAATAAACCTACCATTTAAGCAAGCTAGAATATCTGGCACTCCAGACTTATTAGCTGTAATAACCTTTACTACATAAGCTCCAATGCTTTCAAGATATGTAATAATTTTCTTTTGAATATCTTGCTCTTTCATTTAGTCTATATCCTCCACCGTTTTATCTTCTCTTATACAAACAAATGTTGGCTGTATATAAGTATCAAGTATTTGCTCATACTCTATCTCAACTACTGACCCAACAAAAACTGAGCTGTCCCTACCACGGCTAAAATCACACAAACCGCTACCCACATTTACAATCCTTCCTACTTTATCTTTTAAAATTAAGGCACCTATTTGCCCAACATATTTACCTTCACCTTCAACTACACCTATGCAAAGCAAGTCTGCCGTTGGTCTCATCTTAAGCTTAATAGCTGTATTAACTCGCTTACCAGGTTCATACTTATGGTTATACTGTTTAAGATATAAACCTTCCCAGCCTTGTGCTACTATTAGTCTAGCTGCTTCTCTAGCTTGGTCTAGAGTCATAATCTTACCATAAGTAAATGCTGGCTGGATATGCTCACCTAGCTGTAGTCCTTCTAAGATTTTAAGCCTATCTTGATATCCTTCAGTTAGCAACTCATTGTTATAACTAATAATATCAAACACTTTAAACTGGCCTACTATGCCGTGAGCTAAGCCTTTTTCGAATTGACTACGCAAAGACCCAGTGCTACAATTTACCCTGCTGCCTAGCTTACCAGTTGTTAAAGCTATGTATTCTGTTTCAATAATAAAATCGCAAGTATTATTCTCTATTAAATACTCAGCAATTTCAGGGATATAAAATTCTTTCTCACCTGAAGTATAAAACCTTACGCTATCACCTTGCTTTTCTATTTGCACATAGTTACCATCATATTTAATCGTAGCTATCCAACCGTTAGCTATGAGCTTACTAGCTGGCACTTTAGCTAAGTCTTTACCTTTACATTGCTCTATCATTTTAAACTCCCACTGATAATAAACTGCAAGCATCAAATCTAGATAATGCACCACAAGTTTTAATAGGTGTAGGGTTCCAGTCAGTTTTAATAATTGCATCTATAGCTTTAGTATACATCTCTGGCACTCTATCATTAAAAATAGTACCCATAGAAATATAATTTACAAGCTTTTTATCACTATAGCATTCAACTATTATCTTCTTACCAAAGAGATTAGAGTCTTCTTTTATTATATAAGAGTAGCTCATTTCTTACTGCCTTTCTTAACGCCTATCCAGCCGCCAGCTGTTCTTTGTAAGGTAAACCCATTATCCTCCATATTTTTAACAAACTCTTTTTCTTCTTGAGACTTTTGCCATTCTGCATATTTCTCAGCATAGCAAGGGTCTGACTCTTTAATAAAAGTACCATTAGCATTTAAGAAGCCTTTGCGGTCTTTTATTTCATCATAAGCAAAATTAGCACACTTTTCTAAAGTAGTACCTGACAACCTAGCTATGTTAGTTAATACTACAAAGCAATCGCCTATATCGTCTGTAACGTCTTTACCTTTAGCTAAGTTATCAGCTAGCTCACCTAGCTCACTCATTAATTTTAAGCACTGAGTTTGTGCTGAGCCATTTGCTAAAATCCCTCTGTCAGCAGACCACTTAACTATAGCTGCTTCAACTTCTATTAAATTCATTTCTTATCCTTTGCTATTTCATATTTGA